AAACTTTTCGCCCGATGTATAACTCTGATTTGTTGTTGATTCCATATTTTACTAAATAGCTTATTATAACCTCAATTGAGTCGGTTTTCAACTTAAACTTTTCAGGAATAAATTGTCCACCATCATATAACTCAAAATAATTTTCACCAAAATTCTTATCGTTGTTGTAACAGGTGCAAATAACTGATGCACCGTGTGGGTCTATCATAACCGTCCAACTGCGAGGATCTGCTTCACTATACTCATCAAATAACTTATAGACTACATAGCCCGAGTCTTTAAGCCTCTTAACAAAGTAGCTTTGTGTTGTTATCTTATTAGCCATTATTTAACTAATCCTGATATTACGAATGTGAAGTCTGTTTCGTCAGTAGGTTTTACATAAAACGACATAACCTTAAACTTAAGATTAATACCTACACGTGCTTTATCAAATTTAACACCAGTCAATACACGAAATATATCAAGATTGAATGGTATGCTTTGATTGAACGGCTGCCCTTCTACAGCATCAGATACTTTAAGACTAATATTATCAGTATTAGATTTTTCTTTATCACCTAATTCACAATATACACCGTCAGGTTGACCGTAAAGATAAATCTTATTGGTTTCAGTAGTAAATGAACTAGCCTTTAATATTTCCTGTAGTTTCTTACTATCTACATCGAAAAACGTATCATTAGTAAGAGCTTCAATCTTTTCTCTTTTTAACGTAACTTTAGGTACTACTGAATCGTCTAGAAAATGATACTTAAATTGTAGTTTATCAGTTTTATAGTATAAATGATTTGATTCAATCTTGAATGTTAAGATTTCTTCATCAATACAGTCAATAACTCTTAATAGTTTCTTTACATCTCCGATATTAAGAGTGATCTCTTGTTCTACATCGAATGCTTTACTATACTTTGCTAATAGAATAATACTTGTATCTGGCTTATTACAGACAGCATATAAACCATCTTTATTGAGCTTAATAGACACAATATCTACAGCTTTACCGACAATATTTAAAAAGTTATCGGCAAAATCTTTCTTAACGAGCTTAAGTTCCATTTGTTATCTTCGGTTTTTTTTTATTATTAGAGTCAATTAACTGATTTACTTTATCTGTTAATATGTTAACCTTATTCTCTAATTTATCAATAGCATTTATAATATCTTCATAACGAGTTTGTTTATTTAAATCAAACTCAAGCTGATTAGGATCAGAAGGCGGCTGTACAAATGCTTGTACTTGTTGTACGGGTGGTGCTGCAAACTGAAAGTCAGGCTGCATAACTGGTTGAGGTACTGGCTGCTGTAATACAGGCTGAGTAGGAATAGATTGCGGTGGTACAGGGCGACCCATTGACTTCATTATATTTGAAGGCATCACCTTGCTCATATCTATATCATTAAACTTAATACCATTGTTATCAACTGTTTGTTGCTTAAAGGTATTAAGATCGCCTTGAAGTTGTCTAGCCAGCAATGCTGCTACAACAAAGCTCTCATTACTAACATCACCAGTAGACTGAGCTAGACGTGCTAGCTCAGCCTCATTCAGTGTTCTTTTAGACTGGGCGATATTATCAGCCATTATCGATATATTATAAGTTATCTAAACCGTTTAAGATATCTAATACTTTATCGTCGTTAGCTGTTGTAGCTTCTACTTTAGCTGCAGGTTTTGCTGTAGCTTTAGGTGCAGGAGTATCATAAGGAACATCTTCTTCCTCTTCTACTACAGAGGCAGCAGCTGGAGCATTACTACCATAATAATGTTGATCAATAAAAGCTTTAATTTCGTCGCTTGACTTACGTTCAATAAAAGCATTAAGATCAAAAGTATTATTATAGATTTCTGCAATCTTATCGTCATCTAAACCGTCAATGGCAGATGCATTTAAGAACTTAGAAGCGGTATAAGTAGGGAACTTAGTAGCGCCTGGTCTATCTGATACTAGTTCGACTTTAATACGAAGACTACAGCCTTCAGGGCTTAAGTCGAAAATACGTGCGCCGAATTCTTGTGCATCATCTCCATTAATAGCAGATTGAATAATCTTATCTAATTGCTTACCGTAGCGTAGTACCTTTACTGTACCATTATTTTCTGGGTTAACAGGATCATTAACTACATATACGTTAACGAACCAGTTCTCTTTACGGCGTAGATTTGCTTTAGCGCGTTCTTTATCAGCGTCACTACCTTCCCGTTGAATCTTAAAGTACAGTTCGCTTACAGGGCAACGATCACCCCAGGTAGATGGAGACGTAATACCGGTGTATTGACCAGTAGCTACACTCTTCCAACCGTGATGATAATAATGAAGAATTGTCTCTTCTGGATTCTTAATATTAGGTAATAGTCTTACTGTATAAGGCTTATCGTTAGCCTCTAAAGATAGAATATTACGATATGCAGAACTACCACCGGTCTTGTTTTTAGTTTTATCAATAGCATTCTTAATGCTATCGAACATTGATGAATTATAAGGTTTCATAATTAGTATGATAGATGTATATTAGTGTATTATTATTTTTTATCAAGCGAAAGTTCATTTATTCTTTTTAATCCTTCTGTAATAATTTTTTTTGCTTTGGATGAATTATTCAACCGCATTTTAAATTTTACAATGTCATCTGCAACTGTTTTCAAGTAGATTTCTTTATCTTGGGATTGCATATTATTAAAAATAAATTCAAAATTGGGTAATGACAGTAAAACATAAAGATTTAAGTATTTGTTTCTATAATCCTCTAAACATCTCCAGGTATAACCGTCTTTAGAGTTACAGTACTGTTGTAGAGTTATTTTTTCATTGACACAGATACTTGCAATATGTTTTAATGATTCAAGAATATGTTTAATGTGGCCATCAGTATCGGGTAATTCTTCGGCCCTCTGTTTCTGTAAGAGAGAGTAACAAGCGATGGCTTTTTGCGTGAGGTAGAAGTTGAGCGGGAAGTGTTCTTCGTCTTTGTAGATGACATAGGGTGCAAGTAAAAAGTCTTTAACATTTATTTGTGGAAAGCGCTTAAAAAACATATCTAAACGCGTGCAAAGGATTCCGTCTGGGGTTTTATCAAACCCTTCGAAATCTTTACGTGCTTTCCAGGGCTTGTTCATATGCCCTCTAGAAACGCTTAAATATGTATTATAAACTTGTTCAATGCTCATTAAGAGCTATGATTTTAATATCTCTTTCACAACTTTGCTACGGCAAAGGTTGTTGTTATATTTTAAAAACAACAGTATTGCCTCTCTTTCACTATCAGTATCAGTCATTTCCATAAAAATTTTGCGGTATAATTTATTTTTAACAATAAGGGAAAAAATAGTAACATTGTTAAGCTTTTTGTTATGTATTACAGAACAAAACGAACCGAATTTAATAAGTTCCAGTTCTAACTCGTCTCTAGCCATTTGACTGAGAGGGGTTTCTAAAACTGATTCTTGTAATGCGCCTACTATGCCAGACATTTTATTCGATTGGCGTGAGTAGTTTGGTGAAACTTAAAAACGATTCTGTTATTTTTCCACCCGCTGCATATTCGTGACCTCCCCCATCACATAATTTTGCAGCTAACTTTGATAAGTCTACTTCACATTTTTTATTTTTTCGGAATGATATGTGTGAGTTGTCCGAGTTGACAAAGAATACAATGTCAGCTGGGTGGGTGTTTAACATATAATCGCAAATTTCGTTAACAAATTTATTACCAGTAGTGCCGTATACACTTCGTTGTTTACCGCCTACAGAAACAGTTCCGCTAAAAATTTGTAATTCTGCTATAGCTTTATCTTTACGGTCTACGTATTCTTTTATAATTGCTTTTTCTTGAGTAGTAAAAGGTCTAAAACCGTTATAAAATTTTTCTATAAATATTTCTGCGCGGTGCTTAGTATTAGTTTTCTGAGTATTAGTATACAAACAGTTCAGTTCATATGTTTCGGGTAACTTGAACTGATAACAATCGTAATCATCTGCCAATGCAATAAAATATTTTTGTTGCTGAGTTAAACTATCTAACTTACCTAATGACTTAAAGTAGTTATAAGCTTTCTTTGCGCAAGAAGTGGTTTCGGTTATACTGACTTCAGCATTCTTATAAACGTCTTTTGCATTGACGTGAGTTAAGTGATGATCTATAATGATAATATTTTTTCTATCAACTAGATCGGCGTGCTTAGCAACATCTAGATCTAAAATATAAATCTTGTCAAAGTCTTTGATATTATTTTGATCTAGCCAATTAAGAAAGTCTCTTCGAAAGTTAGTAACGGTGGTAGTTTTAAACGCAATTTGCCCTGGTTTTGCTCCTAGAGCCCAATGCAGGGTTAATATTGATGTAACTCCATCAATATCGAAGTCTGTAAAAACATATATCTTGTTAAAACTCACTATAATCTATTTAAACTATAGGCTTATATTTTCAAGCTTATTTTCTAAGTCTAATATTGTATCTACACCACCACCGGATTTATTACCTGTTAATCCTATATAACCTTTTTCTTCGGTTAATGAAAGTGTGGTATAATCAATACGCATTGCAGTTGCACCGTGTTTAGGTCCTAAACGATTTTTAATACCACCTACCTTAATAATACCTAAATCCTGATCACCTTCTTCTTGATAGATAGACCAAACAACATCTGCAGTGAAAGCTACCCCTAACGATTCACTTACGGTATCCAGACTTGGCTTCTCCATACCTTCCCGGTTAGTTTGAATAGCACTGACTACAGGCATATTAAAGAAATATGATAAAGCTCTCAATTCTTCAGCGGCTACCTTACCCTGTTCATAAGAGTTCTCACCTTGTGATGCCTTTATTAGTCCAAGATAGTCTATAACGAGTATATCCGGTTTTATCCCAGACTTTACTAAAGACTCAAGATAGGCCTTAATACCTGATACAGTAATGGATTTCGGTGGAAATTCCTTAATAATTAACTTACGTTTATGTGTATCAGTAACTCCTTTAAAGTATGCATCTAACGCGCCAATTTGACCCTGAATATTATTAATAGGGATTTTAGAAAGATGACTACTTAATCTTTTTGCATACATCATTTCAGGCATTTCTAAAGATATAAGCACTGTAGTTAAACCTTTGTTAGCCATATTAGCTGCTACATTACCTAAAAAGATAGATTTACCTACATTGGTCGGCCCTAAGAACAGATAAAGTGCTCTACCGTTCTTCATTAAACCACCACCAATCTTGTCGTCAATAAACCCCCAACCGGTAGGTAATACTTCGCTCTTTGTACCTAGTTCTGTAATAATTTTTTCGTATTCACCGAAAAAGTCTAAACCAATATCACTAACTAGTGAGATATTACAAGCTTTTTCAAATAAAGATAAAAACTTAGGATAATCTGCCTTTTCTTTTGATACATCGTCTACTATCTTTAGTACTGCATTATATACAGCCTTCTCTTTAAAGAATTGCTCAGTATTAGCAATAAGCTCATCCATATTAAGAGCTGTATCGTATTGCTTATACGTTGTAACTGTATCTTTAAATAACTTTAGATCTTCTTCTTTACTGAGATAGGTTTTTATTTCAGTAATAGTAGGTAAAGCTTTACGCTTTACGTAAAAGTCTTTAATAATATTAATTACAAGCTTATTACCCGGGTTCTTAAAGTTCTCTGGTGATAAGTGATCTAATACTAAAGAAGTATAGTAAGCATTAGTTAAACATTGACAAGCTACAATGTTCTCAAAAAAATCGCTATTAACTTGAAGAGAGTTTTTCTTCATTCGTACATTATATATTATAAAATAAAAAAAGCTAAGGTTGCCCTTAGCTTTTCTTTTTATTCTTTTGTAAGCTCTTCAGCTTCGTCTAGAACTGGGTTACTTGACCCGTACCCGACTTTCTCTTTAAGAGTCTGTTCGAGTACCGGTAGTACTTTCTTATCCCAAAACTCAGTATCGTTTTCCCAAGTCTTTCTATAACCGATCTTCTCTCCATTAAACTGGAATGTAGAACCGGTTTGTTGAATAACTCCAAACGCTACTGCCATATCAGCTAAGCCAGCATAACGACTTAAACCAGTACGGAAGTTATTGTATAGTTCTGCCTTTAAGAAAGCAGGTACAAAGCGGTTTTTGACTGTCATTGCTGACAATGTAACACCACTTACGTTGTGAGCTACTGCGATTGATTCTTCTCCTTCGTTCTTGTCGATCTTTTCGTTTCTAGTCGCAAGCTGTACGAGCAAAGAAGCAAGATAAATAGGGCCAGAACCACCGGACTGCTTTTTAACCAGTTCAGGATAGAGTGAGGTTGGGTTATCATAAATGTGATTAGTAAAGAGAATAGGCACACGAGCTTTAGCTGCCTTAAAGGTTAAAGCACGCATCATAGATTTCATTGCTTTAGCCTTTGTACCCATATCTGCTGCATCCTTACCTTCAGTAACGTCGCGAAGCTCTTTAGCACTTGCTAAGTTACCAAGACTATCAATAGCAATAATAACCTTTAAATTAGGATCATTAGCTGCAATAATCTTATCTAAGAATGTAGCGATTTGGTTACGGCAATCTTCTACTGTTTCTACAGGATAGTACTTTAAACGCTTAGGGTCAATACCAACACCTTCAGCAGATTGCTTATCTACTGCTGCTTCTGTATCCCATACTGCAGCAAAGTAACCTTTCTTTTGTGCATTAGCAATGATCTTATTAACGATAAGTGTTTTACCTGCACCTGAAGGACCACTAAAGCCTGTTACTCTACCTACTGGTATGCCTTTATATAAAGAACCAGAGAAGATAGCATTAAGAGCGTATGAACCCGTGTCGATCCAGTCGCCTACAATAGAAAGAGAATTATCATCTGAAAGCAGAGACGCATCTGCATTTAGTGCGTCTACTGCCTCAAAGATATCTTTCATTGAAGAGGCTTTTGTCTCTTCGTTGTTAGATTTTTTTACCATATAGATTATTCGTCAAATAGCTTAACTACAGGGGTATTTGAGTTAGCTTGAGAAGCAGCTGCTGTCTGGAACATTTGAGTATATTGTAAATTGAGGTTTGATTCAATTTCAGCTGTGCTTAATACAATAGAACTCTTTGAATATGTCCAGTTAGCAAAAACGTCTCTATCTGCAGTAAACTCTCTAAAGAATACTGGATAAAGCTGTACTTGTAGTTTTTTATCTTGCGTAGGTGATACGTTAAGAATAACTGGTTTAGTTACGGTAATTGTTGCATCGTCTTGCTCAACAAGAGTAGCAATAATTGTACGTTGAATAGCGTCTAGGAATACTATGATTTTATCTTGGCTCATATGTTTATATTAATATAGTTTTTGTTTTTATCAAGGTTATTGACGAGGAAACTTAAAATAAGGGTGCTTTACGTCAATAAGACGTTTATCTAGTAACTTTTTACTTGAAGCGCGAGTTGGTACAATATCCCAACCACCACGACGAGCATAAAAGCAAGTTACTAATAGTTCATCTGGTTCTAATAAGTCCCAAAGGCGTTTGTAAGCAGCTTCACAGATTTCTTCGTGGAAGTGACATTCATTACGGAATGATACAATCCATTCTAATAAAGACTTTTCTGTAACAGCTTTAGGTCCTTTATAATAAATGAAAATATCGCCTGAATCTGGTTGCTTAGTAATCTTACAATTAGAGCGTAGTAACGTACTCATACAACGGTAACTTACATCAGTAATTTGATCGTTTACTTGTAGTAGTTTTGCATCTTCGTTAAATACAGTAAACTCAATCTTTTCTGCACCTTTAGTCTTTTCTAATACAGGCCAGAATTCTTGGTTGTAATTATTATACCAAGCATCGCGTTGAACATTAGTTTCTTTGTCTACTGTTTGAGGAAATAACTCTACTTTAACATCAGTTTCTAGTAATAAAGATAAGTCTTTAGAAGCTGTTTGCTTAATGTTCTTAAGTACTTCTTTAGTGTTCTTACCCATTTTCTGCATATTAAATGAATTCCAGTATAGCTTCATTGACTTAGACTCTACAATGAAATCATTTTCAGCAGAATAAACTACTTTAGCAACACAAGTAACAGGTAAACCGTTATCTGTTAATGCACTACATTCATAACCGTTCCAAATGTCGTGACCTACGAAAGGTAAGAAACCGTTCTTAAGATCAAGATGGGTACGGTTACGTTGGCGCTCTTCACGCACCAAAATCTCTGGTGTGTAAGTGGTAGGAGAGTCAACTCTCTGACCAAGTACTTTGTCAATATTATTAGTATTATAGCTCATTGGTGAAATCTTTCTTTATCTCTGTAATTACTTTATTAACTCTTTCTTCTACTGTACCTGATACATAAACAAGTTTATCAGTAGGCATTGAAAAATGCTTAAGATAGAAATCAAACTGTTTTACAACTCCGTCAAAAAACTCTTTACCTGTACTTCTCTCTCCATCATCTTTGATATCAAGTTCAGGTACGACATAAAAAATCTTATCATAAGTCTTTAGTAATTCTTCGTAAACAACTAAAGCAGCTTGATATACGTCTTTATTTACCTGACCTTTTTCATAAAAATAAGTAGTATAAGCAATACCATCTAAAGCACCTCTATCTAATATCCAGTTACCCGGAGTTAAACCATACTCTAAATGTCTAGCCATTACCAAATATTGAGTTAAAGAAGTACCACCTTCATTAATAGGTACATTTAAGTCTTTTAAACCTCTCGTTAAGTTAGTTCTAAAAGAAAAATGATTATCATCTAACAATAATTCATTCTTTAGAGCTTTTACTAAAGTAGTTTTACCTTGTGAATGAGCGCCACAAATTGCAGCTTTATAGTTTGTTCTCATAGTTTATTATTTAATAGACTTTTTCGCATAAAGCCAACCCAATTTTCAATTGCTAGCTTATGCAATCTTACAATATAATCGTTTAAACTATTAAATTCTTTGTAAATACTTTCGCTATAAAACTCTTTCTCAGACACGACTTTACCAGCATCTACTTCTGGTATTACCTCGTGAATAACATGCCCGTGTAATTTGTACGGTTTTTCGAAGTGTTTATACCATACTTTAGCTTGAGGATCTTTGCCTTTTAATT